ACACCTTCCAACTCTCTCCGTTTAATGAACTGGTTTGCATTTCTTTTATCTTTTTAGCATACTCTGGATGTTTAAAACATTCTCTTCTCGTTCAACCTCAATCCATATTTGGTAAATACCATTAACAAACATTCCCTCCTTCAATTTCTCCCCGAGCTTTCATGTTTTCCGTTCCATCTAGAGCCTTGTTAGTGTCTTTCCGTTCGACTCTAGTAGTGCAATTCTCTAACCATGTTGGAACAGTAAACATTGTTGTTAATGTATTAGCAGTAAGATTCTTGCCTACGGAATGTGGTCTACTCATTTAAGTACCAAGGTTAACAAGGTTATGATAATGAATCCAGCAGTACCAAGAAGAATCTGTTCTAGTCTCTTTAGTCTAGCATGAATCTGTTCGTATCGAACCTTACAGACTTCTTCGTGGCTTAGGAGTTTGAGTTCAGATTCAGTCATGATTTACTCTTATTATGGTTTTGGATATTTTGCTTTAACTGCATTACAAGCATCAATGTATGCCTGTATTTGTGCTTGATTACCCTTGACTACTCCATCAATGTAATCCGTAACCGCAGGATATTCTATTGCTCGTTTTTGTTTGTAAACAGTTTTATTTATTTCTTCTCTTACTTTATTATGTTGCTCATCCCACTCAGCTTCTTCTTCTGGCGTTAGCGGAATGTCACCTTCAGATGTTGATTTGTATTTAGTCATGTTTACCCCTCAATTATTTTTTCAAACCATATAAAGAAAATGTTCCATTCATATTTCCATTGTCGAAATAAAAACGAACTCCAGTAAGAGGATTAGTGTCGTTATACCAACCACCAGAACCAAAAAATCTAGCTTGTCCACTATTTTGCTGACCACCCATCCACCACATATTTTTAAATGTACTTGCGTAAGGCGTAGGAATATAAACAGTCATAGAAAGCACAGAACTTGTAGAAGAACTTATTCCACTCGCAATATAAGCCATATAAATAACAGAACTATTACCAAAATAACTTTGATAGTTGGCATTGTTAAAATATTGAAATTGATGCTCAGAATAATAAGTAGAACCTGTTTGATACGTTCCATTTAATTTTTGTTGAGCCAAAAGAAAGTTTGAAGTGTTTGGCCCTGATGGTCTTGCGCCAGAAATAACAATGACATACATAGCGTATGTGCTATCAAAAGCGTTATCTACAGTAGCGTAAGTAGAACTTCCAGTTGCAGTTACTGTTGTAAGCAATACCCAACTACCGCCTCCTGCTGGTGCTGTTGATGACCAAGTTGTGCCATTTGAAGTCAGCACGTTACCTGCTGTGCTAGGCGCAACAAACAAAGGTGCTGAAGTGCCGTTACCCAGAATCACGTTGTTAGCAGTCAAAGTGGTTAAACCTGTACCGCCTTGGTCAACACCAAGAGTTCCGGTAGACACCAAGTTCTTACTGCCGTTGGTAAATACAGGCTTGCTGGCTGTCAGTGAAGAATCAATGAAGTCATTAGCCGTCAGCGTTGTACCGTCAAAGGTCAGGTTAGCAGAAGCGCCAAAAGCACCTGCGTTGTTAAACTGAACCTGAGTGGTAGAACCAGCCGCAGAACCACCGCCCACATTCACAAAGTCAGAGCCGTTCCAAGCAATGATTGCCCGTGTGCCAGCCGCAACCGTTACACCAGTCGTAGGAGATGTTGGGCCACCACGCACTGTGATTGCAAAGCCACCAGACGTATCGTTGATGACAACGTAGGTCTTAGACTGCTTGGGGGTGTTAATGTTACGAGCCGCTGTACGTGCGCCCGTACATAGGAGAACTGCGTACTGTGAGCTTGTAGATGTCAGGCCGGTGCTTGCGTATGTACCAACCGTAACCGACAAATCAACGTCAGCATCCGTGGTAATTGTTTGCGTACCAGCAACGGCAACGTCAACGATCTGCGAGATGGCGTTGTTAACTGTGTCGCCCCACTGCCCAGACAATGTGCCTGTGGCTGGAAGGGTTAGCCCGATTAGGGATGTATTTGCCATTTAATGCTCCTACTGTGTAGAAATTTGTGTCCAACCGGGCGATTCCGTTGTATCAACAGCACCCCAGCCCGGTGTTTGCGGATTGCTGATATTTTGCCATGTAACGCCTTGTGTGTCATCAATAATTTCCCACAAGTATCGCCCACCATTTGTTTCCGTTATAGCCATCGTTTCCGTCCGGCTTACTGGGTAGTTTGCACCACCAGTATTTGTATCCGTAATTGTGGCAGATTCTGTTAAAAATTCTGTGTAATATGTTCCGACAAGTTGAGAATCCATTAACCCAGCAGTTTCAATCATTGTTGCCAACCACACAAACAACTGCTGCTCGGAAATAGCAATACTTTCCGTGATGCTTGCTACAAATGTAGCGACTGCCTGTTCAACGGTTGCTATGGCTACAGTTTCAGTAACCAATTCTGTATAACTTGTTTGCGCCGTATTTGCATCAGAAATAGCTCTTGTATCCGTAACTGTTGCTGTGTAAGCTGTCTGAGCCGTATTGCCGTCTTGTATCAGGGCAGTTTCAATAACAGATTTAGCAAAGGTTGCAGCCACGGTCTGTGATTCTGCAATTCCAGCAGTTTCAGTAATAGACTTGGCAAATGTAGCTGCTACCGACTGGGATTCTGCAATGGCCGAAGTCTCTGTAATAGCTTTAGCAAAAGTTGCCGCTACGATCTGAGTTTCAGATATGGATGCTGTTTCGTTAATAGACAGTCCATAATTAGCTAGTGCTGACTGTACATCTGTAATGACAGCAGTCTCTGTGACAGACGCTCCAAATGCCGTAGTTGCAGACTGATTGTCGGCTATAACTCCAGACTCATTGACTGACACGCCATAAGTGACTTGGGCTTCTTGGGTTTCTGCAATCCCTACAACACCGCCCCAGCCACTTGACCCCCATGTATCTGCGCCCCATGCGGTCTGGGTGTTTAACGACTCAGTAATGCTCTCGTCGTAGGCGGTGACACCGCCCCAACCAAAGTCACTCCAAGCGTTATCACCCCAACCGTAGGCCATCTTAGGTCAATGTCAATGTGTATGAGACAGCAATTGTGTCGCCGTTAACAACAGCCTTGGAACTAGAGAAATCACCGGCAGAGAACAATGTGCCAGTGGTTGAGTCCTTAGTTGCGCTACCGCCAATGTTGATAAAGCAGCCAGCTACCGTACCTGTTGATGTAATAGAGAAAGACACGGCAGAAGATGTAGTCTTGCTGCCAGCAGAAGCCGCACTAAATGATGGTGTAGGACGGTTGCCAGAGTAAGCAGGAGCGTTAGTGCCACCCACCTCATTCCAGCTTGCGTGAGAAGCCTGTGTGTCAGCAGCTATGGCTGTACCCGTGCCTTTTAACCCCATCACAACTGCACCAGCGGCTGAATTGCCAAGGATGGTGTCCAAAGTCAAGTTCTGGCCAACAGTTGTTACCAAGTTCTCAATAGGCTCGTCCCATTTGACAAAACCATCTGCGCTGTAGCAAACAGCGTGATAGTAGCCATTGATAGCCATTTGGTCAGAAGGCGTTGTGTTGTATTTTGTTGCTGCTGACACTTGGTCTGTAGCGGTCATTTTATCTAAGCTCATGTGAGACTCCTTAATTAGAAGAACGGATCAATGCCGCTGTTGCTGTGTTAGCAGGCATTGTGATGGTGAAATTTGTAGAGGTTTTGTCAGAACCAAAGTCCAACACAGCTATGGATTTGTTGCCCTGCGTTACGTTGTAAATCAACGCACAACGAGCCGTTACGGATGCGTTAAACACCACGTCGGCAAAGTCTACATAAGCTGTATACCCAGACGAGTTAATGGTTACGCCAGTCAAAGTTACCCCGCCTGCAACGTACCCACCACCGGTGACTTCACCAGATGTTGTGTAAACAGTGGTTGCTTCGTTTAAATCAGCATTGGCTGTATACAAAGCTATCTTTAACGTATCCGTGGATAAATTATGAACGGCTGTATATAGCTCTGTTTTAAAGCTGGTCGTTTGGGTTTGGAGAATGTTACTCACGATACTTGAACCCTAACCTGACCATCACGATAAGCATCCGCACGTTGCTTGCCATCACCCAAGTTCTTGAGCAGGGCAATAGCCTGAACGTACCGTTCTTGATACAGTTTGTACATACCATCTTCCGGTGCGCTCTTCATGTATGTACCAGCTTCAGCCAGAGTTCCATACAGTAGTGCAGAATCAAAGTTATCACCCAGCCACGTAGTCAAAGCGGTCACAATAGACTCTGGGTAGTAGTAGTAATGCAGTTCTGCGTAGTAATTGGCGTTAGGCGTAGGGCCAAGAATGAAAGACAACTCATTGACGTTGGCAGACTGCGGGCCAAAGATAGCGTAATGCTTAGGCTCAGATTGCTCCGCACTTAAGGGATATGCTTCACGGATGAAGTTCACATCTTTATTGAGCAGATACAGATAGTCGCCTTGGAATACTACCGCACCGTTTACTGTGCCGCTATTTGCTACAGTTAAAGTTACTGTTGTGCCGCTGATGCCACGCACAATTGCATTAGTTCCAATGTTTGTGCCTGTAACCTGTTGGCCTACAGCGATACCAGTAGCACTTGCTACAACAATAGTCTTTTGACCTGCCGTGCCGGTTGCTGTTGTTGCGTTGTACGGGTATATGGCAAGGCTGTATACCGACAGGAAGTCTTCTGGACAAGCCAAGTACTTATTGCCGGTAGACAATACACCCGTAACGTTCTTACGCAAGTTGGCAATCTGCACCGTGTTATAGATGCGTTGCTCCGCCTGCTTGATCATTGTATTGATCGTAGTCGTTTCAAACGTGTTCTGCGTGTAGTCAACTACCGCAGCCACGAGTTGGGCGTATGTCAGTGCCATAGTTTATGCCATCGGGCCACGGGCCATCAAACCTTTAGTTGCCGCACCAGTACCACGTACCTTGATACCAGATGTTTTAGCTTCCGGTTGTGAGCGACGATAAACGTTACCAACAGCCATATTGACTGTTCCGGCATCGCTGTGATCTGGGCCACTGCCGGGATTGGTAGAAGCTTTCACTTCTTTGCCAGACATGGTGTGCGGCTTGGCATAGACTTTGGCATCGCCAACTTCTTTGCCCATCATCTTTTTGCTGAATGTAGCCATAATTAGCCTCGTTTCTGTGCGGCAATCTTTGCCAAGTTACGACCCATAGACAGCATATCGGCATTGGTTTTACCCTTACCCTTACCCTTGCCGCCCATGATTTCCTTTTGGTTTGGGCCGCTATTGCCCAAGTTTCTGCCTTCGGTTTTGCCCTTTTTAGCAATGCCGTCTGCTGATCGTGTGTATGCCATTCTAAGCTCCTTAAGATACCGTTACTGTACCAACAAATGTCGTTGCCACCAAGTAGTTTGGTGTCAAACCATCATCATTTAATCTAGACCCACCCACGGGTGCCCAGCCCCACTGAATGTCTCGCGAACCACCAGTCAAACTACCAATGTTGTTTACGCCTGCCGTTACGTACGTTGTGTCCTTGCGTGGGTTACGCAAAGCTTGCGGATCATCTACAGGAAACGTACCTAACATCAACTGCGGCTGATCAGGGTCCCAGCACTCAGGGCAAACCAACAACTGATACTTTCTTTGCTTAATAACTTCCGTCTTAAGCTTTTTAAGTAGATATTGCTGGCCGCAGCGGTCGCACATGGCAATCGCTTTTTTGCCGGATGCAAACCTATTTCCCATTACGTGCTACCAATAAACTGTTGACGCGGTACAAACCGAACTGCGGCTTTCTCTCTGTCTTCGCCAGCGGCAATTTCAAACGCCTCGTTGTACATCATCTTGAGCATCTCAACTCGTGGCATCAGTTCGGGGACCTTAACCGCAATGTTATACGCCAAACCCGCTACAAGGCATGGTAGGAAGCGGAAGTTCATGTCTGCTGTATTTACACCAGCGCCAGCGTCTTGAACACGTCTGAGTCTCCAGTATACGAACTGGTAGGGCGTTGAGTTGTCAGGAGTAGGCCAGACTGTTACGGCTGGTAGTTGGGGCACAAAGACTGCAGTACCATCAGTTTGTGCCGCCGCAGTTGTATTATTCTGACCACGGAACACGCCGCCTAAGGTATTACCCGTGACATAACCGTAGTAAATGTCTTCTGTGCCAAGACGGATAAAGCCCGCGTTCGCTAGCCCAACTACCGTGCTAAGCGTTATTGTGGTGTCCGTTGACGTAATCGCGCCCACCAAGACCGCATTTGTTGGATTAGTTTCGCCAGAAAGTCTTTGAATCCAGACTTGAATTGGGCGAGCTTGGCTAAGCTTGTTTGGAATAGTTGCATAAGTAGAGACGCTAATGCGTGTAATGGTTAAGTCCGCCTGCGTAGACGCAGTGTTGGACCCAGTACGAATGACGTGTTCTAGCAAGTCAATCGTGTCCGTTGGTAGGGCGTACGTACTAAGCCCCGGAGTCAGGTTAATGATTCCCTGCTCCATTGTCCACATGTTAATACCCTTAGACTGCCATTCAATAGTCATCAGGTTCATGGAACGACGAGCCGTACGCAAGTCATAACCAGAACGCATTTCACGGCCCGCACGCTCCCACGCTTCTTCGGCGATCTCCGTGAAGTCCATGTTGAACAGTGTGGTTCCGGTAGTAGTCATCTAAATCCTGCCGTTTTCTTTGCAATAGTCTTGGGCTGCGCTACAAACTGTTTGCCAGATGCCTTACCTGCACGCTTGGCTTTAGTAGTCGCAGCGTATTCTGCTGGAGTTAGAGATTTAATGGCTTTCTCAGGCAAATACCGCTCCCCCGTCTTACTTGACGGTTTACCAGACTTGGTGCGCCATTTCTGGTCGCCCCAGTCCTTGAGCGATTTCTGAGGAGCTTTCAATCTCTATACCCTCCACCAGCATCTTTGTACTTTTTAGCAACAAGCTGTGCTTTACGCGCAGACCATTGTCCTGCGCCCGTACCATGAGTAGCCGCTGCTTTTACCTGAGACACAATTCGCTTACGCAAATCAGGTTTAGTGT